TGTTATAGAATACTACATGGAAGCAGAAGAAGAAGGCAATCCTCTTAAATATAAACAAGAGAAGGACTTCGAAAAGAAAGAAAGTCTCTATATTGAATTGTCTTCTATTCAGAGACTAGCTAAAAAAAATATTGATAAAGTGTTCTATCACTTGTATAACACAGACTTTCGTGGAAGACTTTATCCGAATACTGCTTTCCTTCATGAGCAAAGTAGTGATAACGCTAAAAGCTTATTGCTATTCGCTCAAGGAACTCCTATCGGCGAAGAAGGTTTCTATTGGCTGTTAGTTCATGGCTCTAATACTTGGGGTAATGACAAGTGTTCTCTAGACGATCGTGCTGAATTTTGTTTACAGAACTATGCACTATTTTTAGAGTACGCTGAAAATCCAACAGAGAATACTGCTTGGATGAAAGCAGATAAACCCTTTAGTTTCTTAGCCTTCTGTATGGAGTTGAAACTACTACAAAGTTGGTGTGATTCTGGTAACTCTCAAGAGTCCTTTGTATCTCATCTACCTTTGTTTATCGATGGGTCAAATAATGGCTCACAACACTTAACTGCTATGTCTAAGGACGAGGAGCTAGCCCCTTATGTTAACTTAGTACCTAGCGAAATACCAGGAGATCTCTATGCCTTAGTAGCAGAAAAAGCTTGGACTCGATTAGAAGCTTTAGAAATGCGTATACCTAGTGCTATTTATGGACAACTAGACTATGTGCTAGAAGAAGCAGAACGCCTTCAAAAGGAATATGATGATGCACCAGCAGGTTCGGAACGAAAAGCCTTGGCCTACACTGCAGTACAAACCTGGAGAAACAATAATCGTAAACTACGAGAAGCTTTATACCCCGTCTATTGGAATCGTATTAAAGACCTCAAAATTCGTAGAAAAATCTGTAAGCGTCCAGTAATGACTTCTGCCTATGGAGCTGTTCCTTATGGTATGGGTCAACAAGTATGGGACGATACTCGTACTCTAACTCCTTACTTAGGTCAACAAGAAAAGCTTTGGGCTTCAATGCTAGGTCGTGAGTTGCATGCTGCTTGTTATGAAGACTTAAAGGGTCCAGGTGGACTGTTGAAGTTATTCGAGCAAGTAGCTGAGATTTACAATGAGAAGCATGAGTACATGGCTTGGAAGTCACCTGTGACTAACTTCCCTGTTGTTCAAAACTATCGTAAGCCAACCAGTAACCGTACTTGGTTATCATATGGGGACACTCGTTTCCATGTTGTAGTTGAGAATTGGGAAGATGCAAGTTTAGATAAAGACTCTCAAAAACTAGGTGCTTCTCCAAATATTGTTCATAGCCTAGATGCTGTCCATATGTCTATGGTAGTGCATGCTGCAGACTTTGAAGTAGCAGCTATTCATGATTCCTGGGGCACTACAGCTGGTAACATGAGCCAACTATTTACTCTAGTACGAGAGAAGTTTGTTGAATTGTATCAACAAGATCCTCTAAAACATATTTTGACACAGTTGAATTGTGTTGAGATGATGCCTAAACGAGGTAAACTAGATATCAAGAAAGTTCTAGAATCGGACTTCTGTTTCTGTTGACCTCTTAGCTATAAAGCAGAAATGCTGTAAACCAATTTGTATAAACAAAAATGAAAAAAAGGAATGTCTAATGGCTATTATTCGTAATATTGAACTATGGTGGGTAAAGTGCGATCCAACTAAACCAGAGCGTTATCAGGGCAAAGGTCCTGCTAAGTTCACGGTGCAAATCCGAGTTAAGGACAAGAAAACAAAGGAATCTTTAGAAAAAGAGTTTGGTTTCAAATTTAATCCTATGGAAGATCCAAAAGGAGGTTTGACTTACAAAACCTCTATTTCTCGTTATGCTTTCGGTTCTGATGCTAATGGTGTTGAAGACCCTACAAAACCTAACAAGCCAGTTGGTGTTATTCTAGCTAATGGTGAGTTGTTAGATCCGAATACCGTAGGCAACGGTTCTGTTGCTAACATTGCTTTCAATGTAAAAGAGGATAAATCTAGTCGTACCCTAAAGAATATTCAAGTTACTAAGCTTATCAAGTTTGAACCACGTGGTGATGCTGATGAGTTTGATCTAACAGATGATTTTGAAATCATCGATGCTGAGCCTCCTGCTGAAAAAAATGATGATCCCTACTAAGAGGTAGAAAATGACTGTTTATCTGGCTGGGCCTATTGAAGGTGTAAGTCTAGAAGAAGCAACAAAGTGGCGGACGACTGCCACTGCGTTTCTTAAGTATAGAGGTATTAACACTCTAGATCCTACACGACGTAAAAAGTTTCACGATCAACCCTACTCTATTAACTTAGCTAAGAAAATCGTTCGTATGGATATGAATGATATTCAAGAGTCTAATGTTGTACTTATGAACCTTAAGGATCGAGGTCAAGGAAAAGCTTGGGGTACTATCTGTGAGCTAATTATCGCACAGAGTCATAGCAAAACGATTGTAGTAGTTCTTGAAGAAGGATTTCAACATCCTTTTATTGATGTCTTCGCTACAGAAGTTCATCATACACTTGAAGACGCACTTCAAGCAACTCTAGCTTACTATAGGTAAACTATGACAATAGGCTATCGTACGATAACAAGAAAAAATGCTAAATGGAAGTTTAGCCTACATTTAAATGAAACAAAAGGACCTAATCGAGTCACTTATCATCCTGATAAAGCTTTTAATTTTTTCAAAAAGCTAGATATCAAAAACCACTATAAAGATAGTTTGCTAGCTAGAGCAACTCATCTTGAAACTGGGTTGTTTTGGGAAACAGACGACCCTGAAGAACTAGGTCACTTTATTGATAATGTAGTAGCAAGAACAGGAAGTTTCAAACATGACTACTGATGCAATTAATCCTAAACACTATCAAAGTGTGTTAGTTATTCCTGCTGATCGTGTAGCTCATCACACTGACCCTGATGGTAACATTAGTCTTCAGTATATCGAAGTCATGGAATACATGATGACAGAAGAAGAGTATGTCGGTCATCTCAAAGGCCAAGGCTGGAAATATGATCTTCGGCTAGGTAAAAAAGACGATCCAATTCAAGAGTTAGGTAAGTCTATTTGGTATCGTCAAAAGCTAATTGAATTCTTTAAAAGGAAACCAAAATGAGCTTTAATCGAGAAGTAAACTACAAGTGTGAACAAAGGCTCTTAGAGTTAAAAGAATCCTTAGGAACAGAAAAATATCGTTCTATTTTATTGAATGGTTATTTTGCAGGTGGACTGTTTACTTCAATAATTAAACAAGAAAAAATTAAAGACTTCGATTTATTTTGGGAGAATCCTGAAAGTTTAAAAAACATCGTAGAGTACTACTTAGGCTACTTTCCAAACAACCGACTACAGTTAAACTTCGTTAAAGATCCAGTCAATCCTAATCTTTGGAGAGGAGAACTATCTCACGCAGGAGGTAGAGACTTAGAACAAGCTATTGAGAACTTTAACTCAGCCTTTGGAAAAGTAACAAGTAATCCTTTAAAACCTCAATATCTTTCTAAAAATGCTCTAATGCTTTCAAACGGAGTACAAATAGTATTTCGATTTGTAGGTAAGCCAGAAGAAGTTTTTACAACCTTTGACTATGAACACTGTAAAGTATACTGGCGACCAGAGCCACTAGGTTTAACTCTTGGTAAAACTTATTTTAAAGGATTAAGCCAAGAGTCTTTATCGAGAAACGAGCTAATTTACACTGGTAATACACGCTTTGTATTGTCAGCAATTAGCCGTTTGAATAAGTTTATCAGTCGTGGTTGGGGTATTGCCCCTTCTTCTCTTCTTTCTATTGCTTTGTCTAGCTCTAAGGTTGCTTGGGATAACAAAGAAGCCTTAAGAGAAGAGTTGTTAGGTATCTATGGTATTGATAACAAAGTATTAAACACTATCTTAGATATGTGTTCTATTGATAACAAAGTTGATTTAGATAAAATTGTAAAGATACTCGGAGAAGTATAAGAAATGTTAGAAAAATTTGTAGTAGTTCGTGAACGTGATAACTATACAGAAGGAAAAGGTTATACTGGACCTTTGCTTCGCGAACTAGGTTTTCCTGAAGGGCCTTACATCCAAGGCACTGCAAAGATATTAATTCGTCAGTTGAAATCAATTAGCCAAGAAAGGTTCAAGGTTGTAGATTATGTTGCCAAGTAAACAAGTTGTATTTGACCTCGAGACCAACGGTCTTTTAAAAGAGGCAACTACAATTTGGCTATTTGTAGCAGAAGACTTGGTGACGGGAGAACAAGTTGTTTTCTCAGATTATGAAGCAACTGATAAACCTCTTTCAGAATTACCAGCTTTTCTAGATTCTTGTAGATTGCTATCAGGTCATAATATTATGATGTATGATCTCCTAGTATTAGAAAAGTTGTTAGGTTGGAAGCCAAAAGAACACCACAAACTAGTAGACACAATGATCATGTCCCAGGTTCAAAACTATAAACGTTTTGGATTTGGGCATAGTCTAGCTAAGTGGGGTGAATTCTTTGATTATCCAAAGGTTGAACATGAAGATTGGTCACAATATAGTCCGGAGATGCGTAATCGATGCGTAGTTGATGTTAAGTTAAATGTTAAAGTTTACAACTATCTTGTAAAGGAATTGAACGAAAGAAAGAACAAAGAGTCACTTAAACTCGGTATTAAAGCTGAACACGGTATCTCTCGTTTCGTAGGTCGTTCTATTCTTCATGGTTGGCCTTTTGACAAAATAAAAGGTTTACAAGTTAAGTTACAACTAGAAGAAGAAATGAAGAAAATTGAGGATACTATTAATCCTCAGTTAAAGATGAAGTTAGCACAAGTAGACAGGGATCCTGAATATAAGTCTCCAGCTTGGATTAAAACAGGCCACTATGCAGTTAGAACTGCTGGTTGGTTTGAGATAAATCCAGCTAGAGGTTTAGAAGATGATCGACCTATTTGGGGTGACTACTGTAGAGTAGAACTTGTTCAACCTGATATTGGTTCTATGGAATCTGTCAAAGATCTATTGTATAGCCTTGGTTGGGAGCCTGATGAGTGGAATTATGTCAAGAATGAAAGAGGAGCGCCTGTAAAGTCTAGTCCAAAGTTAACTGAAGCTTCTTTAGAACCTTTAGGTGAAATTGGTGCTATGATTAATCAGTTCTATACTCTTCGTTCTAGGCATTCAATTCTTAAAACTTGGTTAGAAGAAAATCTAAATGAGGAAACTAATCGTATTCATGGTGATTGTTTCGTTATTGGAACCCCTACTGCTAGAAGTCGTCATACAGTTATTGCTAACATACCTAGCGCTGATGCTAGTTTTGGTCCTGAAATTCGTAGTCTATTTAGTAGTCCACAAGGCTACGTTATTGTTGGTGCTGATTCTAAAGGAAACCAAAACCGAGCCTTAGCTCACTATCTAAACAACGAAGAGTATACTGCAGCTGTCTGTACCGGTGATATCCATGACTTTAACAGAAAGATTCTTGAATCTATTGTTGGACCAATGGGACCAGATGGTCGTAAGAGAGCTAAAGCTTTCTTCTATGCTCTTATCTTTGCTGGTGGTGCTGGCAAACTAGCTCTTATCGTAACAGGAAGGCGAAATAATGAAGTAGGAGTAGAAATCAAAGATGCTTTTCTAAGAAAGATTCCAGGGCTAAATGAAACTGTTTCTCGCTTAGAAAAAATGTTTGAAGCAACAGAAAAGAGGACTGGTAAGGGTTACATTATGGCACTAGACGGACGACCTATCTACATGGAAGGTAAACGTTTAGCTTTAAATTACTTACTACAATCTTTTGAGAAGATCACTGTTTCTGCTGCTATTGATCAGCTACAAGAAGAACTAGACCGAAAAGGTTTTGATTGGCAACCTCTTATTGTTTATCATGATGAGTGTCAATTTCTTGTTCGAGAAGATCAAGCAGAAGAAGCTAAACAAATTGCGCTAAGGGCTTTTAGAGATGCTCCTAAAGCTTTTGGTGTTAACATTATGGATGGTTCTGCCTCTATCGGTAAGAACTGGTATGAAACTCATTAATAAGGAGAGACTGATGACTAACGTACTTCGTACTCAATTTAAAAATAAAGATTCTCGTTTGAATATTGCTAAAGGTATTTTAACACTGTATAGTGGTGAAAAGACTGAACGATATAATGTTAAAGTAGAGCTGGATCTACCAGTTATTCGAGAGTTTTTAAAAACAGCTTATGCTAATGGTAAGTACCCTACAAAAGGTCTTTCTCATAAAGCAAAAAAGAATGGTTTTATCTGGAATAAATCAGGCTTAACAAGATACGATTTTATGCATAGTAAAGTATACAAACTATCTCCTAACACTGAACACACAACTAGAATCCTTCAAGCAATGGTGCGTGCAAATGTCAAGTAAAGAAGTCTATCCAGAGTACTTCACTGTAGAAGACTATGAGATTGAAGTAGATAAATCTCTAGCCTTAGGTTGTGTAGAGCATGCTATTTTGTTCTATCACTTTGCTAATTACTGCTTAGAACGAAATGAAGACTTTATCTCAGAAGAGAAATACAAAGAACTTTGTGATTTCTTAGCAGATAACCTTCATACTTTACCTCAAGTTTTACAAGAGTTTGTTGTACTCAACGATGTGATGACTTACAGCTGTAATCTTAAAGTTGTAGAAGATCCTTCTTTCTTCGTAAAGGGTGTTCACTTTATTCCAAATATTGCTAATTTACTAGAAAAACTAGAAAGCAATATTGACATTGATTTCTCTTTAGAAGTTGTGGAGGAAGAGTTTGATAGCGTTAATTGATGGGGATGTACTCCTTCATGCGACTCTCTGGGAAACAACTAATGAAGAGGCTGCAATTGAAAAGTTAGAGTACAATATTCAGGAGTACACAGATGGTGCTTTCTGTGAAGAGTGTGTTATCGCTGTAGGCCCTTATGATGGTAAGAACTATAGGGATGACTTGTATCCTATGTACAAGCAAACAACAATGAGGGTTAAGGGGCGCAAAGAGCGTCCCGCCCACTTTGCTAGAGTAAAAGAATATCTCTACAATCGTAAAGACGTTATCGTAGCTGATAACATCGAAGCAGATGACCTGCTTGGTATTTGGAGTCAACAGTTAGAAGGTAATTGCGTTATTGTTACTGTTGATAAAGACATGGCTCAATTGCCAGGTATCCACTATAATCCTAGAAAGGAACGATACTCTATAGTAGACAAAGATAAAGCTGATCGATTCTTTCTTGAACAGCTACTCAAGGGAGATCCTATGGATAAAATCCCAGGATTACCAGGACTAGGTGATAGAAAAGCTGAGAAGATTCTAGAATCAGCTAAGACTGTTAAAGAAGCTGTTAATCTAGTCTTAGACAATTACTTTCTTGTTTATGGAGATGACTGGGTAAACTACTTTGTAGCTAATGGTAAGTTACTATACCTACAAAGGAAAGACTATGATTGGTTCACACTAAACCTCTTCAAGGAGAGATTCTTAGATGATCGTGCTAGAGTATGACGACAAAAACGGATGCTATGCAGCAGTACACCGTATACCTGCAACTGAAAACAAACCTGTTAGCTATAAAGTAGAACTCTGGGAACAGAGAAATTGGTACTATTCAAAGTCTTTCCCAAGCTTTGAAAAGGCTGAAAAGCATTATTGGGACAAATTGAAAGAGGAGTTTTTATGAATTTCAATGATTATTTCACTTACAACGACGGTAACCTGTACTGGAAGGTGAGTAATAGCCCAAGAGCAAAAATAGGATCTATAGCTGGTTTTTATGATAAGGGCTATCGTAAAGTCGAACTGAAAGGTAAAAAATACTTTGTTCACCGAATAGTATATGCGATGTTAGTAGGTCCTATTCTTGAAGGATACGAAATTGATCATGTTAACGGTATCAAAGACGACAATCGAATTGAAAATCTTCGCTTAGCTACTAGGCAGGAGAATCTAAGAAACCGAGGAGTTAATCAAAATAGTAAAACAAAGATTAAAGGAGTTTCTTGGCATCAAGATAAGCAAAAATATCACGCTCAGACTACATTAAATGGGGTAACAAAAAACCTTGGTTACTTTGACACTGCAAAAGAAGCTTCACAAGCATACGACAAGGCAGCAAAAGAACTGCACGGAGAATTTTATATGAATTCTAATAAGGAGTTAGTTGAGTAAAACAGGCCATTGGGACCACACAGGATTAAAATTAGATCCTGATAGTGCGGTCGGCTTTGTCTATCTCATAATTTACAGAGAAACAAATCAGAAATACCTTGGTAAAAAGAACTTCAAAGGTAGAGGAAAGCTCAACAAGGGCAAAGAATCTAATTGGAAGTCCTACACTAGTTCTAGTAAGTACCTAGTGGATCTGATTAAAGAAAAAGGTAAAGATCAGTTTGAGTTTATCATTCTAGATCAATACTATACAGCTGGCGGGCTCAGTTTTGCCGAAACTTGGAGTCAAGTTTTCTCTGAAACACCAAGTAAGAATGATGAATTTATGAATAGATTCATCGACAAAGTAACTTGGAAGGTAACTGAGCCTGTTACAGATCAACATAAACGACGATTGAAACACTACATGAGGAAACACAAGTATGGTGATTAGCTTAGCCTCTATCCTTATCTTTTGTATAGCTTTATGGTCAGTAGTATTTATAGCCGTATTCCTAGCTGTAATCCTAGCATCTTAAAAGAGGAAATACAAGTATGTTAACTGATTTATTATCTATCTTGTCACTTAGTATAGCCTTCTTAGCCTTATGGATAGCATACTGTAATCATGCAACTTGGAAACATAGAAGCCAATTACTGAATGAGATTTTTGATAACTATGGAGTTTGGGATGCTTCCTACTCTGAAAAGATGGATAACTATCTAAAAGTATCTTATAATACTCATATGTTTCGTTTAGTTCGAGGAAACTGGAATTGGAGGTCTTGGTACTATGAAACCGAGTAAAGAGTTGATTGGTTATTTAAAAACTAAAACTATCGATCCAGAGGGTTATCCTCTGCTAGACCAAGCTCAAGCAGTTTTGCCTGTAGGTATCATGAGAACTGTTATAAGCTTGCTAGAATTTCGAAGAAAAGACATTGTACCTAATGAAGAAGAACCATTAGATGTAACTAGTTAAGGAGACTCATGGGAAAGATTTTAGTACGTAATCAACCTTGCTTACGTTGTA